GACCAGTTAAGTTATACAGATTTTATTGATAATTTTATTGATGAAAAAGTTGTTGCTGATGCAAGTATTGATGGCAATAGTAATGTAAGTCATAAAGATATTGTTACACTTGAAAAAGAAATGCCTAAGCCGCATGAAAAGTTACTTGCATTTAATAAAATTTATTATGAGATTCAAAAGAAGTTTGGATTTAAGGCGGCGAATGAATGGTTAAGAATGGAATGGATGGGTCAGCTTTATATGCACGATGCCAACACGTCAACATTCAAATCATATTGTTTTGCATATGACCTTAAAGACCTTGCAGAAAAAGGACTTTACTTTATTGAAGGTAGAAACGCAAAGCCCGCCGCGCATTACATTACCTTTATCGACTTCATTAAAGAATTTATTTCTTACGCGGCAAACCGTACATCTGGTGCTGTTGGTTTACCAAACCTCCTTCCGTATATGTGGTATTTCTGGAACAAAGATATGAAAGAACATTACATGGGTATCGGAGAAGAATATGGTGAATATTACGCGAAACAAGGTTTTCAGAGATTTATATATGCTGTTAATCAGCCTTATGTGCGTGATGGTTCCCAGTCCGCATTTACTAATACATCTGTTTTTGATAGACCCTATTTTGAAGCACTCTTTGGTGGAGCAGAATTCCCTGATGGTAGCTTCATGATTGACGCAGAAGAAGAAATTATTGAGTTTCAAAAATGGTATATGGAAACAATGGCGGAAATCCGCTCAGAAAATATGTTTACCTTCCCTGTTTCGACTATTTCTCTTCTTCGTCAAGAAGGTAAATTTGTAGATGAAGATTTTGCTGAATGGGCAATTAGACATAATATGAAATGGAGTGACAGTAACTTATTTGTTGACGATAGTGTCAATAGTTTAAGTAACTGTTGTAGGTTGAAAAGTGATATACGTGACTTAGGATATTTTAATTCGATAGGTGGCACGGCGCTTAAAGTAGGCAGCGTTAAAGTATCTACCATCAATCTTGCCAGATTAGCTTTGGATACGACAAGTGAATCTGAGTATTTAGCCGAGTTGGAACGTAGAGTCGAAACCAATTTACAAGCTTTAGATTCAGTTCGACATATTATCAAAAGAAATGTAGATAAGGGATTGTTACCTAACTTTACCAATGGACTCATAGACTTTCAATACCTTTATAACACAATCGGGTTTATCGGAATTTATGAGACGATGAAAGCTTTTGGGTATACCAGAAAAGATGAGTTTGGTAATACTTATTATACAGATGAGGCGGCCGCCTTTGGTGAAAAGATTTTTAACACAATGCGTAAAACGGCTGATGCGTTTATTGAGAAGTATAATTGTGATTATAAGATTAACACGGAACAAATCCCTGGTGAATCGGCAGCCGCGAAGCTTATGAAGAAAGATAAATTCTTCTACCCAGATGCAAATATCTATGACCTGCCGCTCTATGGTAATCAGTTTATGCCTCTTGGTATACAATCAACTCTTCAAGAAAGGGTAAGGGTGCAAGCATTATTTGACTCCTATTGTAATGGCGGAAGCATTTTACATGCGAATATTGATGCTCCTTTTGATAGTTTCGAAAAAGCTTGGAAGATGGTCAACTACATCGCAGAGCAAGGCGTTACGTATTTTGCTTTTAATACTAAGATCCAAGCTTGTGAAGATAATCATGCGTTCTATGGACGCACCTGTCCAGTTTGTGGAAAGCCCGTTGAGACGGAATACAGCAGGGTAGTTGGTTTTTACACTCCCGTTAAAACATGGGCTAAAGAAAGAAAAGATGAGTGGAAGTTAAGACGATGGACTCAAATCAATCAAATAGCAACATAGATATAAAAGCTATTTATAAAATTACTAATTTAATAAACAATAAAGTTTATATTGGACAAAGCGTTCATCCAAATAAAAGATGGTGGTAGCATAAACAAAGAGCAAGAACTCATTATGATGAACTACCAATTCATTTAGCTATTACTAAATATGGGGAATAGAATTTTTCTTTTGAAATATTATAGTGGACATAGGATTATAATAATTAGGAAAAAAGATTAATAAAAGAATATAATAGTATTTCTCCAAACGGTTATAATATTGCGGAAGGTGGTGCTAATCATATAATGTATGGTTAGAACCATCCTCGTAATAAAGTCCAAAATAAAGATTTAATATTAATTATCCAAGATTTAAAAGATAATATTTTATCAGATAGATAGATTGCTAAAAAATATCATTTAACAGATAAAATTATTGCAGATATAAATCATGGATATACACATAAAATTGAAAATGAAAAATACCCTATTAGGATTAAAAAAGGTAAACAAAAGCTTACTGAATAGCAAGCTGATGAAATTAAAAATTTATTAAAAACTACAAAAATGTCTTATCAAGAAATAGCTAATATGTATAATATTACTAAAGGAAATGTTTATCAAATAAACCGAGGGACTAACTTTAAAAGAGAAAAAGATAGTTACCCTATTAGAAAAAATGATATAAAGAAAGGCAAATAATGATAAGAGTAAAAGGAATTATTTGGGAAGATTTTGTAAATTATAAAAAGCCTTGTATGACAATTGAAATGCCGATGTGTGATTTTAAATGTGATAGAGAATGTGGGCAAAAGGTTTGTCAGAACTCTTCTCTTGCTATTGCAGAAACCTTAGCAGTTGATGAGGAATACCTTATTCAACAATATATACATAATCCTATTACTGAAGCTATTTGTTTTCAAGGCTTAGAGCCTTTTGACACCTTTGAAGATATGTTAACCATTATAAAAGAACTTGCTTTATATAACTGTGATGATGATATTGTAATTTATACTGGTTATACAAGAGACGAAATTAAAGAAGAATTAATTGATAAAATAAAGAAGGCGGCTGTCGGGAGAGTTATTATTAAGTGGGGAAGATTTATTCCTGATAAAGAGCATCATTTTGATGATGTATTAGGTGTAACTCTTGTCTCTCCTAATCAATATGCCGAGGAGATATAATAAATGGGGAAAAAAGATAATGAAATGACAATGGAGGCCGGAACGTTGTATGATATGAACAAACAGATTATGCAACAAATCGGTGAACCATTAAAAGATTTACAGCTTGCTAGTATTCAGATGAAATTAGAAGATTGGTTTAATTGGCAAATTGACGGTTATGCTATGTTACTTTGTCATGAGCGCAGAGATTATACTTTATTCCATCTGTACCAGAAAGCTAACAAGAATCCACCTGCGGTCGCCGCGAAAGAATTAATGCTTTGTTTAAAAAATCGTGGAGAAATCTTGTCAATCGAAGAGGATTCTAATCAAGCTTGGGAAATCTGGTTAAGAATAGATGATGAACCTTATTGCTATTACCTGTTTAATTATGATGAAGGAGTAATTGAGGTATGAAAAAAGATATTTTATTAAGTCCTTCATTTGGAGAATATTTTCATAGTGTTTATATTGTGACAGATGATGTGACTACAGAAAAAAGAGCAACGTTGAATCAGTTACCAGAATTACTTAGCTCTTATCCTGGTTATACAATTCATCTTTTCGGAAATGAAAGTTTTTTAAGTAGAATTGAAAAAGAATTAAGAAGTATTGGTTCAAGTAAATATAATGCAAATGATTGGAAAATCGTTTATAATAAATAAGAGGAATAGATACTATGGCGAATTATTTATGTACAGTCACAGAAGTGTATAGATGTGATACAGAAGATAGTGCAAAACAGTTGATTGAAACTTCAAAGCATAATCCGAATTATGAATTGAAGAAATATAACTGTGAGTTTAAAGAGCGGAAACAAAAGGGTGAAATAGTTGATGCTTGGTATAAAGTTAGCTTAACTAAGAATTTCAATGATGAAAAAGAACCCGAAAGTGATATTCAGCTGTGGTATGGATATGATGAGATGCCTGCCACCACAAAAGGAGAAGAAGAGGATGAGGATTAAGTTAACAAGAGCAAATAGTAAAGTACCAATTAGAGCAACTAAGAACGCGGCCGCCTATGACATTCATGCGGCAATCCCTTTCGATTTAACTATATATCCTGGTCAAGTATTGAAAATTCCCTCTGGTTTTGCTATGGCTCTTGAATCTAATCTTTGCGGTCTTATCCTTCCGCGGTCAGGTCTTGCTTCTAAAAGAGGATTAAGACCTGCTAATACTCCTGGACTTATCGACCCAGATTATAGAGGAGAAGTTATTGTTGCTTTAAGAAATGATAGTGACTCTCCGCAAACAATTAAACCAGATGATAGAATTGCACAGCTACTTATCGTTCCTTTTGCAACACCAATGATTCAGTTAGTTGAAAATCTTGGTGAGACAGATAGAGCGGACGGCGGTTTTGGTTCAACTGGTATTTAAGCAAAAAAAATAAGGCTCGGTGATTAATTTCACCGAGCCTTTTATTTGTTTATAAAAGCATATCCAATGCCGATTGCATCAGCTATATCATCATTACCATTAAGGTTAATGTTGAAAGTGTTCTATGCCCACTATATATCCTACCGTTTAAGTTCCTACCGCCGCACCCCGCGTCCTTGTTTTATTCCGCACACTTTCCGCCATTCTGAAGGGTAAAGATAATCTACTTTAATTTTTGGAAAAGATGCATATAACATAAGCATTAAGCAACCTTGCATGTGCATAAGAGCGCGATGTGTTGCAAGGTTTCCACTCGTATTATCTGGACGAACTTCTTCAAGGATAAGGTGTGAGACTTCGTTAGAAGGAATATTATACTTGAGGATAAACTGTTTTATTTGTAAAATCATTCCTTGGATACGTTTATAAAGATTTGTGGATGACTCTTGTAAACATGAGTATCCAAGGAGAGATTTGTCTTTATATATTGCTATACCTGTGCTTTTTGTAGCGAGGTCTATTGAAATTGTATACATAATTGTTATAATCTTTCTGAGTTGTTAATTTTTTATCATACTTTGATTATAACAAAATTTTTAAGATTGTCAATTATTAATAATTAAAAACTTTCATTTCCTTTTGAAGGATTAATATTTGGTTGTTCAAACCAATCAAACTGATTAGTTTCATCTGATTTAATTAAAACATATTCAGCATAAGTAAAAGGTTGATTATAAAAAAGTGTAACAAAGAAATTTTTAGCTTTTAATGCACAACTACCTATTCCAACGCTTGCTTGATTAGATAAATTTGTGCTAGGATCAAGAAAATAATCTCCTCCTTCAAGAGTAGCATCGCCACCTGAATAGTAACAATTGAGTTTTAAAGTTAAACTATCCTACGGATTATTTTTTGTACCATTTTGAGTAAAAGAAGGTGAAAAATAACCACTATGGCCGCCTTTCTGATTAGTTTCTCCAATTCTTGTATAAAGGTATTTATAAGATGGTGTAGTAGAATTATTATTAGCAATTAAAACCATTTTTACAGGTAAATTATCTAAATTTAAAGCATCTCCTATAGTATGGGTTGTAGACATATTTCCATATAAATATTCTCCTCCTGCATCTTCGTCCCAGTTATTATAATTTGAATTTAAAGTTATAGCACTAAAATGCGCTCTATTTTGATAAGCTTTTGAAAAATTATCAAAAGAAGTACCTTTATATAAATTTGGTATATTTATATTAACATTAAGAGTCTAAGAAAAAGAAGAAGAAGAAATTAATCCATTAAAAATATGGTATCCATCAAGTGTCTACCATAACTAATAAGAGTTGTTCTCATTTGCAGTGCCTCTTACAAAAACACAATCCCATTTATATCCTTTTGGAGCAGCTGGTAAATTTGCTTCATCTTGTAAAGCAGTTTGAAAAGAAGTTCCTGTGATAACAGGTCCGTTATAAATAGATTGAATTGTTGTCGATGAACCAGGAATCCAACTACCACTACCACCTATTTCACCAAAAGTTTTAGTAATATTTCGAGTTTCTGTTGTAACATCACCTTTAAAAACTTGATACCTCATATGTCCATTAAAATCTACTGTACCACTTTTTAAAATAGGATACCCTCTTAAAGGTTTAATTTTAGAATTATATACTTTATAATGTTCCTTTCGAGTATAATAACGTTCAATTAATTCTTCATTTTTATTACTCTGGGCATTTATAAAATCATTATAAAAAGCATTATGTTTTTGAGCAAACGATTGTAAAGTATCTTCTCCTATTACTTCCCTATTTATATCACTAGGATAAGGAATTGTTTTTGTAGAA